GCCGCGCCTTTCATGCGCGGGTCTTGCGGCGGGGTGCCGGTTGGAAATTCGAGCATGGGGTCAACCGTCTGGATTTGCGGCATCGGTGCTTGGCGACCAAGCCCCTCAACGCCCATCAGCGGACTGCGCTGAATGTCGTCACCGGGAGGGTTCATCGTGTGTAGCTGGTTCTGGCCCTGCGCCGCCCAGAGGGCTTCGGCAGGGACAGCGTCTTTCTGCCCCATCGCCAGCAGTTGCGCGAAGGCGTCCCGCAGTTGCGAACCGCGCGAACCGCCTTCTGAGATAAAATTCTGAAATCTGGCCTCGACGTCCGGGTCTGCCATATGTTGGGCCCTCGGGCCCTACATATACCGGCTATTGTAATTCGTCGAGCTTGAAAGCGTTCTTGACCAGTAGCGGGTTGAGGTCCTCGTCGCTCTCGACGCGGGCCCCGAACGGCCGGGACATGCAGGCGTAGCGGATATCGTCAACGGCGTGGTCCTCGCCCTCGGTGTCGAGATCTTCCATCCGGTTCTCGTCGTGCTGCTGCATCGGCAGCGTGCGGATGCTGTCTTTGCAGTGATCGACGAAAAACATCATCGGGTCGCCGTCTTCGTCGCCGATGAGCCGCCATCGGACTTGGTCCCAACCACCCATCCGTTTTGGCGTAGAGACACGCGAGTTATCGGCACGCCGGAAATAAACGCCGTGTCTTGCAAAGATTTCACCAATGCTCGGTCCCGACACGACCGCGAATGCAGCAGGGTCCATAATTCCGTAAGCGATGGGCTCTCTGAAGCCTTTTCCGTCGGTTTCACGACGTACAACCTCTTTGGCGACCGCGTCGGCAGGCAGTTTGAGGCCCTTGTTGGGGGAGGATGCCCCGTACCATTCACGATAACGGACAATCGCGTTCTTCGGCAACCTTCGCTTGTCATGGATCATATCTTCCTGAACGACCACCCACCAGCCAATCGAGAATGGGCTGGCGGAGCCCCAGTCCATTGATCTAAATCGTGTCCAGTGCAACGGAAAACGGGGCGGGGTAATCACATGGCGCTGGGGATCGAACTCGGGGAAGAACGCGCCCTCGATGATATTCCAGTCGCCGTCGAGCCAAGCCCTGACGAGCGCCGGGCTTCCCGAGGCCCGCAGCCGGTTGATATAGCCGGGATCATTGTTCAGCAGGGATGGGTTGTCGCTGATCTTCGCGGGGATGAAGATGCGGATCAGGCCCGTCTCGGCATCCTTGACCGGGCGATACGCGCCGTTGTCGATCACCCAGTTCTTGACCCAGTGGTGGCCCGGGCCTCCGGGATTGCAAGTCGCCCGGAACTGGCAGCGGGCCCCGCTCGTCGTCCTTAGCGTCGCGAACAACCTGAAGATACCAGCAGAACTGGCGTACTGCGTCAGCTCCTCGACATAGACCCTTGTGAGGCTCCAGCCCTGATAGTTCATCGCATCGGCATCGTTCTCCAGATAGGCCATGTGAAACACGGCACCATTGCGGAACCTGAATTGCTTCTCCTTGTCCTTCCACTCGGCGGCATCCCCGTACATCTGACGGGCAACATCTATCGTATCTTTAAGATCCTCTCGTGAACGCCTCAGCATGAGGCCCTTGGCGGCAGGGCCCCAGTCCTCGGCGTGGCACCAGAACTCGCCGAGAGAGGCGAAAGACTTTCCGCCGCCCCGGGCCCCGCCGTAGACGACGATATCGGCAGGGCAGGTCAGGAAATGGTGCTGGGGCCCGGGCTGGGGCTTGAAGCCGGTGATGATCTTCAAAACAGATCCTCAATAGGGGGAAATTCCCCCGTAAGTACAGGTACTTGTTGGCTCTGTAGGGGGGCCCCTTTTTCGCTCCCCCCGGGGGGTAGGGTCTCTAATGGCCCGGAGCGCGCGCGAGGGGTGGGTGTAACAGTTACCGGCCCGACTGGGGCCCCGTTTTCGGGTCGGCCCGGGGCGGTTCCAATGCACGCTTGCGTGCGGAACTCGGCTAAGTCGTTGATTTCATTGGGGTTTTCAAGCTGGTTCCTATGCACGTCAACATGCATATGGGGCTCGGGCCCTGAAGGCCCAAGGCCCGGGCCTTGGTTCATAGCTTCTAAGCCGTTGATTTCATTGAGGGATTGCGCGGGCCCGGGCCCTAATGGCGCGGCGGGCGCGCCGCGAAGCGGGGCCAAAAGCCCCAAATCAGGCCCGGGGCCCGGGCCCGGACCATTGAGGGCTGGAAGGCCCGCCACCCAATCGCCAAGGGCTTGCTCGCTAGGCGCGTCCGGGTCACGCGAAGGCCGCCTGATAACCTCTAGCGTCGCCCTGTCTGTAACGTGGCCATACAACCTCGCCAAACTGAAAGCCGCGTTATGGGCCGCGCTGTATTCTTCTGCGGCGTTGGCCCCTGCGAATACCCTCTTGAGCATGCTTGTTACCTCGCCAAGCGACACAACGCCCGTTGTGGCCCGGGCCTTCAGGATTGCTTGGGCCCTCTCCTGAAGGCGCGGCAAGGCGAACAAATTGGACGGCGCGTTATGGTCCTTGGAACTAAATCCGGCCCTCCTGAATGCAACGCCAAGAGGCAAACCATCGCAGACCATCACAACAAATAATTCCTCGCGATGGTCTCTTAGTTCCATCCCGAAAAGCATTACGCCCATTTCGGACTTACTTTGCAGAAGCCCTTTAGATACCAAAACGGGACTTTCCTCCCGGTTTATTTTCCTAGGGTTTGACATTGTGCTCCTATCGGACCTATCACCATTTGGGATATATCATCAAAACGGACCTATCGTCCAGTTCCGCACGCTATCGTGCATATAACCCAGAGTTCCGCACGATAGCGTGCACATGCACAAATTGCATAGCTCAAGGGTATCAAAACACCATTTTAGGCGAGTTCCATACGCATAATAGCATCATGGAACTTTTGGAACAGGCCCTAGGATTGAATTAGAGCCCCGCTGAAGGGCCTTACAAGGCGGGGCCCTCTAAGTACCCCCTTGCCGGAATAACCTATCAGCGGCGTTTTCGCCTTTTGTTCTTTTGGCCTCATATGCACGATAGCGTGCACCGAGTTCCATAGGCTATATGCACGATAACGTGCATATGGTTCCAAGGGCTTCACGCCAAATCACGGGCGTATATAGAGAGGGCCCGAAGCGCAGGGCCTAACCCTCAAAGGGTTTGACATAGGGCCCCGATCATGAAACAAGGGCCCCGATACCCATTTAACCCAAACCCAAAAAGGGCTCCAAAATGCTAACCCTCAATACCCAAATTCCGACGGCATCCCGTGGCATGGTCCGTTCACTCGTGAAGGCTCACAAGGATTGGCCTTCTTTCCTGACTGAAAAGGGCCTGATTTCGGCAAGCGCACGCAATGCCGATTTGATCGAATTTGCGCTCCGATATCCCGGCCTGACCCACGATATTGAAATGGTTTTAGGACAAGCCCCGCAGAATACCCCAACAGATGGACCAAATACCATGATGGAAGATACGCCTGCCGATGTAACGGATTTGGAGCAAATCATCGCCACAAGCGGCTTTCAATTGGACGGTATCCTTGGCGGGCTGGATCAATTGCTTTCGCCTTTGGTTCGCAGCGAACTAGGCAAGGCCCTTGCCCCTGTTATCGACGCGGCAAACAAGGGCCCCGTTGAGATTGAACGAATTGTAGAGGTTGAACGGATTGTAGAGGTGGCCGCAGGCGAGGGCCCGCGTGTTGCCCCGGCCCCGAAGGCGCGCCGTGACAAGCGGGTAACAGTCCGGACGCTTTACCCTTCCAAGGCAAAGCATGCCTATCTGGACGCGCCCGTAACGCTTTGGACGGGCGCGGCAACGCCTGCGGCGGACCCGTTCTATGTTGTCGATATCCCGCAAATGGCCTTGCTTGTGACGGCCATTGAACGCGGCACGAATGTCTGGCTGGCAGGCCCGGCCGGAACCGGCAAATCAACCATGCCGGAACAGGCCGCAGCGGCCCTTGGGCGGCCTTTCGTGAAAATTGGCATGACGCGCCAAACCGAAGTGGAAAGTCTTGTCGGCGGGCCGGGCCTGCGAAATGGCGCTACCGTTTGGGAAGATG